GAAAGCTCTGTGTCTAAACTAAAAGCTGAACAGGGTGAAGGGATTATGATGGATGATCCCAAGAAGCGTGTACTTCAGGATGGTGAACTTGTAGAAAGTACTGTAGATGCAGAGGGTGCGTCTAAGTATGCTGAAGAATTAAAAGCTGCCCAAGCTGATCCCTCTAAAGACGCTACCCTAGCAGGTCAACTAGAAAAATACGATGAGTTAATTTTTAGGGAGGATAATCCATTAGCTAAAAACATGATGCGAAGCCTAAGAGATAAGATGGCTGCTGAAGGTATCCAAGGTTCTGACATGACACAGGCTATGCTACAGGGCATGTTAGAACAACAGGTTAATATGGCTAACATAGATGCTCAAACGTATGCAAGATTTGAGGGGCAGAATCTATCTAACAGACAACAGCGTGTTATGTTGGCTGCCGAAACACGTGCGAAGTTTATGGGTCAAAAGTTTGATCAAGAGTTTCAGTCTAAGGTTATCAACGCATCAAAGATATCCGACATAGCGAATATGAATTTTAATGCTGAACAGCAAGTTGCATTAGAGAATAGTCGTATCGCTAATACAATGAACCTTGCTAATCTAAATAACAAGCAAGCACTAGTGATGGCTGAAGCCGCGGCATTGTCGCAGTTAGACATAACTAATCTCAATAACAGACAGCAAGCTGCAGTACAAAACGCTCAAAACTTTTTAGCTGTTGACATGGCTAATCTAAGTAACAATCAACAGGCTTCTATGTTAAAAGCACAGGGAGCTATCAATGCTATTCTAAGTGATACAGCTGCAGAAAATGCCGCAAAACAATTCAACGCATCTAGTACAAATCAGATGAACCAATTCTATGATGGTTTATCTACACAAGTAAAACAGTTTAACGCTGCACAAACTAACGCAATGAATCAATTTAACTCAGGGCAAAAGAATGCTATGGGGCAATTCAATACGCAGATAAAAAATCAGCGTGATCAATTTAATGCACAGAACCAATTAGTTATTGCACAAAGCAATGCTCAATGGAGAAGGGCAATCGCTACAGGTGACACGGCTGCAATCAATAGAGCTAACGAGATTAATGCACAGAACTTAGTGCAAATGTCACAGACAGCATACCAACAGATATGGCAACAGTATGGTGACTCTATGGAACGAGCGTGGAGATCTAGTGAAAGCCAACTAGATAGGAATACAACTTTGGCTACTACTAAGATGCAGGTAGAAGGTAACGCACAGATGGCAGAAGATGCAAGGAATGCTCAAAGTGCCGCTAATATTGGTGGTTGGGTTGTAGACTTTATTACAGGTGGAATATTATAGTAAGGAGATAAACATGAAGATGGCACGAATGGCTATGAAAAGTTTTAATGATCAGGGGTATATGGATGACAAAGACATGTCACCATCAAAAGGTTTCATGGGAAACAAAAAGCCTAAAGAACAGGGCAACGAACCCATACACACAGTTGCACACTTTGTAAAACTGTTACGAAAACAACGTAAGGAAATGAACGATGCCAATAGTTAGTCCTAGTTCTATAGATAAATTTAATGCACCGATTCCGGGGGAATCTTTAACTGCCGAGCCGGGGGGAAGACCTTGGCAAAGACCACCTCAGTTTGCTGAAGTTGCAGATGTAATGAACCATTACGTAGACAGAATGCTAGTTCCGAAAGTATCGGCAAATGCTGTGTCTATCATGGAAAGTGGTGTACCTATTACTATGCTTTCTGAAACTTTAATGACTGCTAATGTTATGGAAGGTGTGCATACGATTGATACAGGTATTCTTGTTATTCCTTTTATTATAGAACTACTAGAATACTTAGCCGAAGAAGCAGGTATTACTCCTGAATTAGGTTTAGAAGAGGAAGAAGATAACAGCATTATAGATAGTATTGCCGCACAAAAGGCATTCGATAGATTTGAAGAAGAACTAGGAGAGGAAACTCCTGAAGGAGATCCTGTTGGTGGGGAAGAAGAAGTAACGGATGCTCCTGTTGAGGATGCACCGAAAGGATTAATGGCGAGAGGAGCTATGCAATGAGTTTAGCATTATCATTTTTAGGGGGCATGGCTCAACGTGGCATGCAAATTAATGACGAAAAGCGTGAGGTTAAAAATAGACTAGAGCTTGAGACAAAGCTTACCAACATGCGAATGAAAGCACAAGCACGTAAAGAATCTGCTGCAAGAAATGCGGCAAGGGCTAAAGAGAAAGAAGAAGCTATTGCTATGTTTAAGGCTTTTGGTGGTCCAAACATGGATAAAGGTATGCTAGAGTATGTAACCTCTCTTCCAACAGTTGCACAAAATTCTTTATTAGAAAAGGCTCAAGGAGAAAATGCTGTTGATCTAAGTACTCTAATTAAAGTACAGCAAGTTACAGGAGATGATGGTACACAGTCTTCTGATTATAGTATCAACATGGAGCAATTCAATAAACAATATAGAGTTAAGCAGGATACATTAGCAAACGAATTTCAATCTCTTGGTATTCAGTATTTAGATAATCCTACAGAAGAAAACAAACAAAAAATGATAAAAGTTCATAACTTAATATCTGAGTTTAGAGAGCCTAAAGATGGAAGAACTATGTCAGTAGCTACATTACAATCTACTCACGATTTTTTCTTGATGCAAAACGGATTAGCAACAAAGAGAGATGGTAAAATTGATTTAAAGAAAAAAGAATGGGATGGAATTAAACCTTTTACTTTTATTAAAGGTTATCAAAATGCTGTAAATACTCAAACAAAATTTTTTAGTACTGAAAATGAGTATGATAATGTTCCTGAAATTCAAAGACATTTAGAGGGAGTAAATAGTACTCTTGATAATCAAATCAATGAAGTTATACAAGGTGTAACTGCAGGTAATAAAGATGGTGTAGATAAAGATACTAAAGCTGTAAAATTGGTACAAGTATTAAATGTAGAAGACTACTATCAATATAATCAAATGGGTGTTCCTGATAAGAAGAATTTATTACAACAAATAATGAATGCTGCATTTAAAATTGATAATAAAGTTATTCAAGTTAAACAGGATGATCGTACCATATATGAAATGATTGGAACAGGTGATCATCCAATTATGACACAAGATACATTGAGAAGATTAGGATTACTAGGATAGATTATGGCACAACTTACTCAAGAATTTATTGACAATTTTAAAACAGATGTACCTATTCCTGAAAAAGAATTGGAAGATGAGTATCTCCCTGAACTTGTTATTCCTGATAAAGAAGACTTTGATAGGGATAATAAGGTAAGGATTCAAGAGAAAAAATTTAGGGAAGAGGTGCTTTCAAAAGCTGAGAATGAAGATGATGCTACTGCTATAGGTGAACTAGTTAAAACTATGCAAGAGTCGGAAGAGTACAGCGATACAGATCCTTCTGTGCTTATCGAAATGGCAAAGGATGATTACTACGGCAGGAATAATAGTACTGCAGTAGCTGTTTTAAAGGACATGGGTGGTGGTCTACTAGAAGTACCTCAAGCTATTTTTGGTGGTATAGAAGGAGCGATCAACCAAACTGCAGCGTTTATAGGTGACGTTGGTAATTGGGTAGAAGAGCAACTTGGTATTGGTAGACTTGTATGGGATGATGATAACAGTTGGATACCCTCTTATTGGAGTCGTGAAGATGTCAAGAAAGGATTTGCTGATGGCAAGTTAACTGTACAGGATTCTATTACAGGTGGCGTTAAGAACATTGACATCATAAGTGATGAGTACGACACAATAACAGGATCAATAGCTTCAGGCATTACGCAGTTTGCTGCAGGTATGATTGGTGCAGGTAAGTTTACGATGCTAAAGAGTGGAGCAAAAGGATTCAAAGGCTTTCGTAATACAATGATTAACGCAGGTATTGCTGATGCTGTTGTGTTTGATCCTGATGAAGAAAACCTAGCCGCCATGTTAAAAGAGTTTGGATGGGCAGAAGGTGCTGTTGCTGATTACCTTGCGACTGACATGACTGAAGGAGAAGATAACAGATTTAAAAATAGACTACGCAACATGGCAGAGGGTGCTATCCTTGGTGGACCTCTCGAACTACTATTCCGAGGTGTTAAGAAAGTAAAGCTAGGTCGTGTTGGCAGAACAGAGTTAAATGAGAATGGTAAAGTTAGCGATGAAACAGTAGGCAAGATTGCTGATCAGGAAATTGCTATTGCTAATGCTCTTGACAAGCAGAAGGGTAAGAAACCTAAAGGACCTAAGTTGTCCGACAAGAAGAACTTGATAGGTGGTCAGCGACAGATTGACTTAGATAACATTAAGTATAATACTGAAGCTGAAGCAAAGAGAGCAAAAACTAATCAGAAGAACAAGGCTGCAAAAGCGAATAAGGAGCAGCTAGAACTTGTAAAGGAATTTGAAAAGGATCTTCTAGTACCTAAGATTAAAAAGACTATTAGAAATGCAAAAGGCGAAGTTGAAAACTTTGAGTTTGTTACAGATAAAAATGGCAAGGTAGTTTACGAACAAGGCAAAATAAAATTAAAAAAAGATAAGTCAGGAAACATGGTAGTAGACAGAGAGGCATACAGGGAACTAGGTCTACGAGTTCTGAGAAATCCTGACAGACTTTCGCAACACACCGAAGCTATTTCAAAGTTAAAGAATGAAGAAGGTACACTAAAAGAAGGAGAAGATCTTCCTATAGATAAACTTGGTTTAACTGCAGATGATACTATTAATCCTCTATTAAACTTAGATACCTTAGATCAAACAACAGGTATTATTGCAGACTTTAAAAGACTAGCTGCCCCGAATAAGTCTAAGAAAAAGTCTAAGTTTAAATGGGATGATAAGAAAACGAATATAGACAACCTGTTCGACATGGCTGTTAATCAAGAGATGGACCCAAAAATGTTCCTCGACATACTGAGCAACAACGGCATGTCATATAATCAATTTATCTTAGCAACTGTTGGATCGTTTTCTCAATTTGGTAGAGGTCTGCAGAAAGCACAACAGATGGGTAAGGGATTAAAGAGTCTTGTTGGTGAAGCTAAGTACAAGGAAATGATGGAAACTCAGAGTGCCATAGGACAGTATTGGCTACGTATAGAGAACATACGTAGAGGTGCTATGGTTTCTTCTATTGCTACTGCATCACGTAACCTTACATCTGCAATGATACGTATGCCACTAGAAGGATTGGGTAACGTCATGGATCAGGCTATCTTTGATCTGCAGAAAGGTGGAGTTGGTAAGGCGGCATCTAACTTATTCTCAGGAGAGAATTGGAAGAACTCTTTTAAGAGTATGAGCTACTTAACAGCAAGAGATTTAAAAGGTTTGGATGAATGGTTCTTCAAGTACGGCAAGGACATGGAGAAATGGCACGATAAAATGTACTCTCAGGTAAACGAGATCAGGAGATACACAGGTAAGCAGGAAGGTAAGGACATTGGTCTAGGTGAAAAAGCTTTACAGGGAATGGAGTTTATAGTTGATAAAGTAAATATTCCTAACAGATGGCAAGAGTTTCTTATTAGAAGATCCGTATTCTTTGGTGAGATGCAACGCCTAGTGAAACGTGAGTGGGATCAGGACTTCATGGACTTACTTGATAAAGGTAAGATCAAATCCATTATGAACAACGACTCATCTTTACGTACAAATCTTGATAGTAAGACATTTGAACAGCTAATGGAGTCAGCTACTACTAAAGCTCTTGATGTTACGTACGCAAAGCAAGCTAATACTCCTATGTTTCAAGCGGCTACTACCTTTATAACAAAGTATGGTGGTACTCTGATTATACCTTTCCCACGTTTTATGTTTAGTGCAATGGAATTAATGGGCAACTATGCAGGTGGGGCATCCATGCCACTTACTAGAAAGATAGGAAATCTTATTAGTAATGATACAGATGCACTTAAATCTGCCCTAACAGACATGGATCGACAAAGGATATCTCGTAATCTCGTAGGTGTATCGGCTGCAATGGCCGCATACATGTACCGAATGACTGCAGAAAGTGAGGACTATAAAGTTATAGATGCTGACATGATTGCAGAAGGTGCAGGAGTAGATGTTACTCCACAGTTTCCAATGCGACAATACCTGTGGGTAGGCGAGGCAATGAAGCGATGGGGCGAAGGTACATTTGGAGATTGGTTTGATCTGAAAGATGTTGCTGAAACCTTTGGTGGTACAAACGTACGTGCAGGTACAGGACAAGTCATCATAGAAGACATTGCAAAGATTGTGGGTGATGCAGACGCAGATGATCTTGTAACAAGTGAACGTATGGGAAAAAGTTTAGGAGATATTGTTGGTAACTATATATCATCGTGGGCAATACCAATAGCACAGGTTGCTGACTTTGAACGTGCTGTAGGAATACGACAGTTAGCTATGAAAGAGTATGCAAAGCAGGGGGATGAAATGCCTGTTGGTGGTTGGGATACATTTAAACACCAAGTGACACAACCCCTAAGAAGAAGAGGTGTGTTTAATCTTCTATCTCCATCAGAGGAAGAAGACTTACCTGACAAGCAGTATCTATACCAAGAAGGTGACACCAAGGATCGTAAAGCTCCTGCGTTACGTGCCTTGTTTGGTTTAAATGTTGTGGAAAGAAATAGCGAAGTTGGAGAATGGCTACATGAACTCGGCATCAAAGAGTGGAAAGTCCAAAGTAAATCAGGCATACCTTCTGTACGAAACATAGAGAATAAGATCATGCGTGATATGCTACCTCAACTCAAAGAGGAAGCAGAATTAGTAAAGGAAGGAGAAATGTTTGACTACGAGGGGAGTGCCGAAGACCAAGCAGCATTTTTACGTAACGAAGAAATAGATTACGTGAGGTCTAGGTTGTCAGAGTTTAGAACACAAGCAAAAAAAGAAGGACAACTTCTACAAGATGCCCCTCTACTGTTGCAAGAGTTTGCCGCATTTAAGAAACTTAATTCTAGGAAACGCAAACGTGCTTTATTGTGGTTCAAGTCAAGGGAAGGTAGAATGCCTGACTATACTGACGTTGAAGATCTACTTTGGCTAAATGAGTACGCTACTTTAGAACCCTAGCGTTTATCTCCACTACCCTGTAGTGTTCCTTTAGATTGTCTCCTTGACAGTTTATCTATATTCTGTGCAGCGATTGTACCTAGCGATATATTCAAGTCATCGGCTAGTACGGCACAGTACCACAGAACATCCCCCACCTCTGAAGCAAGTTGTTGTTTCCAATCAGGTGGGAGTTTCTGTACTCCATCCCTCATTATTTTTTTAACCTTGTTAGCTACTTCACCTGCTTCCCCTGCCAAACCAAGGGCAGGGTACATTATCTTGTGTTCAGGTGCATAGATGGCTGTCTTCTTTGCGTTCTCTTGGTAATCATTAAGTTGCATTGAACTGTGCCTTTGCTGTTGCCATGCTTCTGCTTCTTTCTTTAGATTCATATTTAACCACTTTCTTTAGTCTATCGAAATAGGCTTTATTAAATCCCCTATTCCATTCACGATGTTGCATCGTGTCCTGATGGAAAGGATTAGTTAATCTACCCTTTTGAAAATCATCCATGCCTTTCCTGTACTGAATCACCAATGGTGCATCATACTTTCCTAAGTTTCGTTTGGCTCTGTTTCCCATGTTACGCTCCTATATCTACAAGTTCACAAGAATCTCCACTACAGGCAAGCGATTGACTACCTGCAGTAGTATCTTCTACTTCTTTTAATGCTGACCAATCTATCTTGGTAGGCATCTTATCTACCATAGCATTATACTCAAACTCTGAACACTCTTGATAAGGTGCTTGTTGATAGACATGATCTGAGTGTGGTAAGAAAGATACACCTGACATATCGACAAAGTGTTTGAATACAAAAGCACCAACCTCTAGCCACTCACCTTCACGTACTGTTACTGTGATGGATGGCTTGTGTTCACACCAATGCTCTTGATAGATTCTCCACATCTCTAACTGTTCTATGGCTGTCATTTGATCCCTAGTTACTGAACTTTCAGGAGATTTAATAGGGAAGCTAAAGACTGTCACCTCACTAGGCTTGTTTACTTCAGGCTCACTAGGAACTCCCTGATCTTTCATAAACTGTGTAAGTGGATCTTTGTTATCGCCACGTACAGTACGTATGTAGTATTGGGAGTGTCTAGCATGAATGCCACTAGCCGAATCACACAACTGTGATACAGTACCACTAGGTTTGACACATGTGATAGCAGTAGATTGTGGTATGCCTAATAGATCAGCATACTTCTTGTTAGTATCAACAGCTACCTTTCTAAAGATATCTAATCTCTCACGCAATCCCATCTCTTTACCATTGGTCAATGGGCTATCCATGATACCTGTAAGACTTACACCTAACAATCTTTCTTCTTCTGTATTCTTCTGCCATACCTTACGTAAGTAAGGAAAGTTAGTAAGCTTAGATTGTAACGTGCCTAAGATTGTAGCAATAGCTATCTTCTTTTGTAAGCTCTTACGTGTGTCATCTTTCCTAACGACAACCTCTGTAAGATTACAGAACTGATAAGGTCTAAGTATGATCTCACTACATGGGTTAGTACCAAAGTCATAGTCGGGATCTCTCCTGCCATTTCTCTTGGCTTGATACTGTGCCGACACTCTATTAAAGATACCTCGTTCACCTGACTTAGATTCCACTAGGGAAGTCCACTCTCGTAAGAATGTTTCGGAGTCGGGCTTATCGGTGTACACTACAGAGTTATTAGATAGTGCCATGTGTGGTGCAGTTTCCCACCATTGTCCTGTCTTAGCATGACGCATACGTATGTCGGACAAGTTGCTGAGAGAGATCATAGCTGATCGCCTTACACCACCCACAACCACGACTTCACCTACCTTACACATGATACTATGACACTCATAGCTTGTAAGCTTTCTGCCTACTGCACCTTTGAATATGCCTATTGTGAATTTAAATAGATCTTCTAATGGAGCAGGGCCTGACGCTCTACCACCAAAGATCTTTAGCCTAGCACCTGCAGGTCTAATTTTACTGACATCATACGTGGGTATTTCTCCTGCATATAGTAATGCGAGTAGCATACGAAAAGACTTTGCCCATCCTTCTTTGCTATCGCTAACTGATATACACGTATCGCTGTCGTATAACTTCTCAGGTACTTCAGGTAGCTTGTTGATGTAGTTGCGTTCAACACTAAAGCCTACACCTGTACCACACAGTAGTATGTACATAGCCTCGTCAAAAGATTTAACATCATCGACAGGCAGGTAGCTACAGTTGTATCCTGCCGTGTTGTCACGATCAAGTGCTTTACCTGCAGTCATCAATGCTCTCATGGATGGCATAACCTCTAGGTTATATATAGCTTTCCATATTTTCGTACGTGTTCTGTCGTGCATGATGTTGTCAACATTGGCTCTAGACCAAATGAAGTCCACGTATCGTGTTACTGTTTCTTCCCAAGTTTCTCTTCTCCCCTCGTCTTCTTTCCATCTTGCATAGCGAGAGGTAGCTATGAAGCTTTGATAGTCTGTCGGTAATCCCATGTTATTCTCCTACTAATAGTTTAATATTGTTTAAATGAAAGCCATCTATATCATATATAAATGACTCAAACTGATCCCTTAAATCATCCTCTAGTTGTTCATCTACAGGAGTTGGATACTCTTCTGTGTCCACCTCTAGGGTGATATAGATTTTAGTTTTTCTTATCGCCATTTTCTACAGTCTCCATCAGTAATTCAAGATACCAATTAGCTTTCTTTAAGTCTTCTACACCATTCTTGTATCGGTATCTCCATAGGTACTTCATAATATTACCCTGTAAGTAGTACTCAAATCCCTCACCACAGGCAGATCGTAATGCCTCAATGCACTCCACACCATACTTGTTGTAATGTGGTGGGTGATTTACCATATCTGCAGTAGGTTCTTGGTACTCTCCTTTGAAATTATCTTTATCATTATCCATCATGTTACGCACTCCCATCTACTTTGTCGGAAAAGTTTACTGTAATAACATTTCCTTTGGTTTCTTTTTTCAGTTTTCTTTTTCGTCTAGCGTTAGCTTCTATAACTTTCTTCTCCTCTTCTATAAAATCTTCTAACGCAATTCTAAATGATTCGTCTTCTGACATCAGAGGAACTGACGCACAGATTAGATTAACGAACTCCATCATATAATAAAAATCATAGTCTGACAAGGGATTATCATCAGATGTAATGATACCTAACGTAACGTCACCTGTCCACTTGTTATTAGTATCTCTGTGTGGATGAACTCTAATCACAAAGTCTTCTTCTTCTAGGTCTAGTGGTATTTGTTTTGCCATTATTTCCTCACAATCTTTTTGCGAGTGAAGGTTATAAATTTAGGATGAACAACCTTACCCTTTTCTTTTAACCAAGATTCAGGGATAACTCGGTTGTCATACTGAAACCCATAGCGATCACACCATTGAGCATACGTAGACTTAGCACCCTTACGTAACCTACGTCTGCTATTCTCAAAGATAAAGCGTATGTCTAGCTTGGGATGTTGCTTCTTGATTGCAAGATGCTTACGTCTATCCATTGCTGTGAACATACCCTTAGTCTCCACGATAATACCATTCGTAAGAATAAAGTCAGGAGTGTAAGTCCTGTATGCCAAGTCTTCCCATTCAATTTTAACGGCTTCATATTGGTACTTGATTTTAAGTTGGGTTAGGTAGGCGGCAAGCTTTTGCTCCAACCCTGACCTATACCCATACTTACGTGCCGCTTTGAACTGCTTACTATCCATTATACATAAGCCACAATCTTAGGATCTTTTGCCTTAGACATTTTCTGTGGTAGTTCTTGTAGTGTTGGATGGCATGACCTACGATAAGAACAAAACCTACACGTGATTGGTAGGATCTTATTCCCTGTAGGCTTTCCCCTAAAGGTTTCTTCTACAGGTTCGTAGCATCTTTCAAAGGTATCACTACTAGCTTTCTTCATATTAGCTTTAAACTTAGTGACCTCTTGCTCTACGTTTATCTGTGAAGGTACGTATTTAATATCGCCATTGGCTTTATTAACTACCCACCAACCACCTGCTTTCTTTCCTGAAGCACTAGCATACCCTGCTAGTTGACTAACATATCCGAAAGCATCACCATTTCTTAGGGTATCAAACGAGTCAAACTTATTTCGATATGACCAATCTGATGCTGATTTAACGTCATCAACTGCACCATCAACAACAAGATCATATTCTCCTGTAACGACACGTTGTGGTGAGTCTTCGCCCATATCCAATGTAACACGTTTAGGATCTTCATACTTGACTCCTGCTTCTTTTAGGATGCCTTTGAATACAGCTTCCACTATATCACCTAGCATCATGTTCATTACAAATGTAGTTGGTTTAGGCAATGCTTCCTGTGGCTTGTTCTTTTCAAACCACAGTTGGCATGAGGGTCTGCCCACGTTGGACATACGAAAGGCAAACCCCTCACGCTTATTGCCCCCACCGAACTGCTTGACAACAGCATTTCTCACATCCACACAAATCTGATTGACTGTGCTAGGGGAGATAGTAGTTTCCCCCTTAGATGCTTTGTCGAGATACTGATGTACCACCATTTCTGCAGGGTGTTTCATTAAGAAACAACCTCGTCTGTGTCGATCTCAATGAAGTCATCAAGAACATCTTCATCGACTGACTCATTCTTGTGTACGTTTTCATCCCATTGTGACAGGATATAGTCGTTATAGTTTTGAATCCATAACACAAGATTAGCAAACATAGCCTGATCATCATCACCAACTTCGATAGTATTAGTTAGGTCAAGTGTCGGACTAGGTAAGAAGAACGTATTACCATTCGCTAACGAGTTTGCTTCAGTAGACAAAGTGATCTCATGTTGTACAGGTAATCTCTTAGCACGTGCTAAGTCGTTGAAACATTTACCTATACTCTTGAACGCATCTCTATTCTCTACTTCCCATATGAAAGGAGTAGGATCTAGGGATACACTAGCACCTGTTGCATCAACAGGATCTACCATAGTGACGTTTCCGAACACAACCCGAACACGCTTACAGGATCTAATCAAGTCCTGTTGTGCTTGTGGTAGTGCTTTGAAATCCTTAACCCAACCTGAAGGTTTACCACAGTTGAATCCACCATCACTATCCTTGAGGTCTATGTTAAGATTGTCAGCCATGATGGTCTTGATAAACCTATTCTTGGTTGTACCCTTACCCATGATAAATCTTTTGAACATGAACCTCTGCATAAAAGGTCTTACCTTTACGCTCTTTGAAAAGTAAGTAGGTCCGTCAGGTATCTCAAGCTTATACATACCACCTTCGACAACCTCTACGTTGACCTGCTTACCTTTTACTTCAGCCGTACCCATGATAGGTACATGGCTAATCCTTAAACGAGCAAGCGTACTAGCTTTCTCTTTTGTACTTTCGGATCTCTCGTTACCAATGCCCATAGCTTTCGCCATTGCATCGTAGTTATTAACATTAATTGTGACTAAATCTGTCATGCTTATCTCCTTTTAAAATGATCGAATCTTAGTTATATCATGCGACATCATGTGTGTCAAGCCAATTATTACCTATTTTAGATTCAAGTAATAGTGGCACATTAAACTTAATATTCCATCGTGTTTCAATTAAATTATTTAACTTTTTATTAGTGTTACTTATTATGTCGAGAACCTTTCCCTTCTCATTAGGATGAACATCAATGACGATAGAATCGTGTACAGTATTTACAATACAACTCTCCATATCATCAAGCTTACTATCAATGTACAGCAAGGCTACAGGCACAATGTCTGCAGTTGCCAAGGATTGTACAGGATAATTCTTTAACTGCGTAAAGTGTGACACACCATTACGCTTACGTACCATGTCAGGAAATGCGAACTCCCTTCCTGATGGTGTCTTAATCTTACCTTTGTTTAGTGCTTCATGTGCTAATTGCTTATGCCATTTAGATATACCACTATACTTAGTATTAAACTGCTTGTAGTAAGCAGCCTCTGCAGGTGTTCTGCCATGTCCACTCGCCCCATACAAAGGAGCAAACGTATGTGCCTTGGCATCTTGTCGGGAGATCTTCTGACCTGCATTGGTGATAATGTCAGCCGTGTACTTGTGTACATCAAAGCCTGTGTTCACTTCCTCAATAGCAGTAGTGTCCTGTCCAAGGTAGGCAGCCACACGAAACTCTAACTGTGCAAAGTCAGCTTCAAGTATCTTGCCATGTTTGAATCGGGATATGAATACCTTCTTCACAGGAAACGTACCACCTCTAGGCATGTTCTGCATGTTAGGATCTGCACCACTAAACCTACCTGTAGCAGTACGATGTTGCAGTAAGCGTACGTGTAGCTTACCATCCTGCTTGGTATGAGTTTGGATGCCGTCAATGAAGCTACTCAAATAGGTATCAAGGGCAGACAATCTACGTACACGTTGCAGGAATAACTCGGCATCCTTCATGCCACGTGATCGTGCTACCTTCTCAAGTATCTCAAGATTTGTTTTGCTAGTAGTGAAACCATTAGCACTCGCCCACTTAGGATTAGGTGGTGAGAACTTTAGTCCTGCCAAAGCAGGTGGATCAGTATTAACAAATTGATAACCAACAGCATCACAAAGTACACATCTGTTGGGTTTTGCAAATGGAGTTCCATCTTTCTTAGTCTTCCTTACATAACCTGTACCATAGCAGGTCTTACACTTGACTGCCCTCTGTTTGTATACGACACGTGACTGTGTTTGTATAACCCTTCGGAAGTCTGCATCAGACATGTATGGTTCAAACGCATTGCCCCACATAGTTTTATCGTTGGGCTTACGGCTATAGATTATCCATGATAATTGTTCAGGACTATTGAGATTGATAGGTATATCTCCCATCAGTTCTCTCGTCTGATGAGTTAACGCTTTCTCAATCTGATTCTTTTCAGTTTCAAATTCAGTACGAACTTCATTCAACTTACTTAGGTTAACACTAAATCCACGCTGATATATACGTGCAAGACACACGGCTACCTGATCTGTTAGCCTTGCCGTATTCTTTAAGCCTATATTCTCAGGCTCTTCATAACGTAACGAAAGACTATCGTATAGATCCTTAGTTGCCTGTAGGTCGGCACGTAAATACTCACACAGTTCTGCGTGTGGTATGTCACGTGTACTGTACCCTTTGGCAAAGTACTCCTTGAGTGTGTCTTGCTTTGGTGTCGCACCATACCTCTCGGCACATGCCTGTAACGATAAGGGTTCTTTTACTCCACGTTGAATGACGTACTCATTAAGCATCGTATCATACACATCACCATTATACTTAAACCCTGACTCCCATAGCCACAGTAAATCATATGCAATATTGTGACCAATCAAAAGAGTAGTGTTATCTAAAGTTAATTGTAACTCCTCTTTGCCATTGAAGGTAGGTTCAATATCGGCATGGTCAAACGTATAGATGCGTGTCCTAACGTCATCTTTAATATCTGCAGGTAAGACACCCACCATAACCAAGCTATTGTCAGGCTCAAATGGATCAAGGTGCATCTTGCCGTTACGTTTGGTGACAGTATTCTCTACATCAAGTACTAGTTTCATTCTTATATTCCCTCTATTACATTTATTGCTTCGTGTTTAGGCACTTGAAACCATTCGTTAGCTCTCTTATCGCTTATCCTACCGATGTTGTGGTGTGCCATTGCTTCTGCTTTCTTTCTGTCTTTGAAATACTTACTGTACTCTAGCACATAATCTCTGAAAGGACTAGAGGTTTGATAACTATTTAAACGATCTTCAGCATCAAGAGCCATACCAATCTTGTACCACCCACTCCACGTAGGGTTGGATATGATATATACGTAACCATCTTTGGCTGTATCATACTGTTTCCATACGATCTTAGATACGTTACGTGCTAGTCGCTTGAGTCTGTTGTATCGTGAGATCTTTTTCTCACAACTGTTACACATGTAGTTACTTACACGTGCATTCCCTGCACCCCATGTTTCTCCTATCACTAGTTCTGTTGCACATCTATTACAATGCTTAACAGGTAGATCCCTTTGGAATGTGGGAACATCTTCTCTTATCTCTAGTAGTCTACTCATGCTGTGTACCTCGCTGTTTTGTAGTCAAGTTCACAATGGATAACACCATGCCATCCTGTGAGTTTGTTCTTGACAATGTTTAAATGTCGTTGTGTATCCTCTTCATCCTGTCCTTCCACCACAGGATTCTTAGCAATCAAAAGCATCAGGTCTGCTTCAGCAGCTTTACCTGTACGTGAACCTTCCATCATGCTCTGATTAAGTAGTACCTTACCCTCTGCTTCTGCAGATAACTGTGACATGTAGAAGATACCACACCCATACACCTTGGCTATACTACGTGCATGTATAGCGTTAGCCTTGAGTGCCTCATCCTGCCTCGCAAAGCCACTAGTTACGGCAAACTTATCACCCATGTCTAGTATCACAATGTCAGGCTTGTATGCTTTGCATACGCTCTCTACCCATGACATATCTCTGCCTGTAGCATCACGCAATCGGATGTTCTTACGAACAGGATCGTACTTATCTCTAGCTAGTTGAGGGTTCTGTTTGATCTCTTGCATTGTCATGCCTGTGGCAGCCGTAAGGTATCTAGCCCCGACACGATGCGTACCTTCTTCATTACATAAGACAATACACTTAGCACCTTGTCGTGCAAATCCTTCAGGTCCTGCAATCAAACTAGCATGGAAGGAAGTCTTACCTGTGTTAGGTCTAGCACCTACCTCAATCAAGTGACCATCGTTCACTCCCTCTAGCTTACGCACAAGTGAAGGGATGTTGAATGTCCACCTAGCTTCAAGATCATTCTTAGCTAGTAGTGTTTCAATATCTATATCATCCCAAGTGATATTAAGATTAGGTGTAAAGTCATCACCATACTGTTCAAGAAGATTGCGTACGTCTTCAAGACTAGTCTTAGTGCCGTTGACATAATCAAATCCTAAGTTGGCTATGTCTTCTCCTATTACCTGTTGGAACAGCTTAGACAATACCTCTTGTGCAATGTCTGATCCCATCGGTTGTTCACGTTTGATCTTGTCAAACAAGTGAGAGTAAGCAGTCTTCTGTGCTGTTGTCATAGATGGATTGGTTGATATGAACAACGCTTCCACCTCATCGGGTGTAACAGTACGTTCATACCTCGTCATGCAAGAGTCAATGATAGCCTTGATCTTCTGTGCATCTTTGGTGAATAGTCTGTTAGGACACTTCGCTCCTCTATGGTCATCATAGAATGGCTTGTCCATCAGGCTTCTTAGTAGTGATAATTCCATTTCATACTCCTATGTTGGTTAGATTTTCTAAGTCGGTTTCGTTTCTATACTTCAAGTCATCGGTTAGTTTCAGTACAGCTACCTTGTCTACGTGTTGGCGTAGTTCTTTGGCGAACTGCATTGTCTTAGGTAACGCATCGGGATCTAACGCTACGATTGCTGTTGAGAATTGCGACAAGTACTTCTTGTGTGCATCTGAGAGTGACGTACCCAACACAGCCACCCCGACATATACATCAATCTCGCCTACAATTACAGCACTAATGCAATCCTCAACAACTACAGCAACCTTACCACATCCATGTGTGTATGGCAAGTCGCTATTCCCATATCTTTTCCATTTAGGTAGCCTGTTTCCCATCGATCTACCAATAGCATCCACGCATCTATAGTTATCGTAGATAGTGAACACGGCACGTTCTTCTTTCACATCATACATCACCTCTACATGTGCAGGTAGATTCCACTTGTCTACAAACTTCTGTACATGTGGTGGGTGGTATACGAGAAACGATGGCATATCCCATTCTTCTACCTTCTGATCCTGTGGTTTTAAAGAAGTCTTAATGTCTTCTGCACTTAGACGTACACGCTTACCCCCACTCACATCACAACTAGCCTTGTAACAATTCCACATCAAGCTACCCATGTTGTTAGTGATAGTAAAAGTCTTGTGTCCTCTACACACAGGACAGTTAACTCTCTTTGTTTCACCATTCTTGACATCGTAATCCCATATTCTCCACATACTATACACCTTCCTGCTGCTTCAACGCAGATGATACCCATGTTTTTCTAGTTGTCAAGGCATTTGTTGCAGAGGTTAAAGTATTTTTCATGTAAGGTTTAACTGACGCAGGGTTAGCATGCCCACTAACAGACATGATTTGAGGTAGTGGCACACCACCATCAACCATCTCCATGATACCTGTCCTACGTAAGTCCATAAGACGTAGGTTACTAGGTATAGTACATGAATCCATGAGTGTCCTTCCTATCTTGGATACTTGGTGTAGTGTATAAGGTAAGTACTCACCATTTGTAGGCGATACGCTTGGTGCTACATAGGGTTGAAAGCCAAAGTCTTTATGTTGTCTAGTCAACATCTCTCTCATCTCCTCATCGACAGGTAACTCTACCTTTGCCCTACGCTTAGACTGCTGTAAATATAACACAGTAAAGTTGTCATCAAAGTTAGACCACTTCAAAGTACGCATGTCACCTAGTCGCTGACAGAAAGCATAAGCCATGTGTATAATTAATCCCACGTTACGTGTCTTCCATTGGGAATAGGCATGGTCAAGCACTAATTCTACCTGAAGCTTAGTCCATATATCTGTACGCTTGAGTGCAGTAGTACGTTTGATACGTGAAAAAGGATTCATAAGCACAAACTCTTGGTTGATTCCCCAATTATACACACTAGATAGGCAACTTGTTATGTGATTAGCTTGCGTCACACCACGTTCAAGCCACATTTGATAATGTTTCTTGGCTAGTTTAGTACCTATGTCCTTTACTTTGTACCTACCTAGTGTCTTTTGTGCAACACTTAGGAAATATCTATAGTCATGCTGTGTCTTAGGTCTTAACATTTTCCAATCATGCGATTGGGTGTACCCTTCAATCAGCTTTGTCAAGGTAGGAGCTTGACCTACACACCATGTCGTAGCACTAAAGCTACGATAGTCATCGATCAAATCGTTCAACTTGCCCACCCACTTACGTACTTTCTTGAGGTCAGACCCAAACTGTTTGCGTGTGACAACACCTGCATCAACTAACTTCTGTGGTGGGTTGAATCGATACACAACCTCACCACTTGCTGTAGTCCTAGCTTGTACATATCTAGGAAGTCTCATCTATTTATCCCCCACCTTTCTGCAACAGTAGAATTATGGCTTGAGTTTACTAAGTCATTCCATATAGGAGAATCAATCCACTTAGCTACCTCTTGCTCACGATTCCACATGGTGATAGCTTTCGTATCATTACCTGTGTTACGTATTGTGAATCCATTACGTTCATCACCATACGTAGCGTAGTTAGTAAACGCTGAGTAAAGAGCAAAGAGATTCTCACCACGTTTACGTGTTTCTTCTCTGTATAATGAGAGCATCTTGTCTGCTTTCTTATCATTACCCATCATGTGATCAAGCACAGACTTAACGCATAATCTTTTTGTGTCTATGGTTGCCCACTCTTGCAACTTCTCTGCTTCACCTTCAAAGTTTACAACTGAATCAGCTAACTCACCTTGAAAGATATCCACATTAAACAATGCAGTATTCTTTTTCTTGAGGTAGTTGTGATCACCTGTAACTGTACCATTAAGACAGAACCCATCAATCAAGCCATAGAATACTTGATTAGAACATCTGCCATCTACACCATGTAAGGCAACCATTCTTTTGAATACTTCTGTTTCATGCTTGTCACTAGTGATAGTGATACTGTCATCTTTGAAGATTGCATCAAGCATTACGAATGCTCCATTACGTGCCGATCTCCATCTCTTCTCTGCCAACAGACAGTTCCCTTGACCTAGTGTTTCCTCTGCTACAGACCACACTTTGTTGAAGTATTCACCATGACTAGTGAGTGCATAGCCATTACCTACTATACCTAGATACTCACCATCATGTTCATTGACAACGTAACATTGTCCTTTAAATTTAGTGGGTTCTTTGCTTACCTTAAAGTCATACTCATATGGTATGTCTATATTACTTACATAATCTAAAGCCATTTGTTTCTCCTTTGCTTTATTGTTTCAACTGATAACTAGTTATATCACATAACTTAAATAAGTCAAGCGAGTATTAATCTATTCTTGTCACTCATGTAGCGTACCTTACCACCCTTGATGGTAGCACACCTCACTCCTAACTTAACCTGACACTTGTTAGGTGTCAGTACTTCTTTGGAACTGCCTGTCTTTAAATCTAAATACAGATAGTCATTCTTCTTAGGTCGGTATACGATCATGTCTATCTTACCTATGCAAGATGCATTTCTAAATACCTCATACCCTTTGTCAAGCAACAAAGTTGTTGCCATGATTTCTGTTATGTCACCCTGCCTATTGGGTGCATGCCTTATTCTCTTCACGTTATTCTCCTTACTGATAAAATATGTGATCCCCTACCTGCTTGACAACTCGCAAGCTGTCTGCCCAATAGGGGTTAACTTCTGTGGTGTGATAGTGTGTCGCACCATTCACTACATCTATACTGTTGTTGTCATCAAGCATCATACCTGCCAACATCATAGACTTCTGCCATGCCTTGTCTTCATGTGGTGTGTCACTTGCACCATCACATGTCCAAGAGAAAGCACAGATGCTCTTACCTTTTTGATACACTACATCACATACTGTATCGGGATAGTGTTTACTATCCACTCTGTTGACAGTTACCTGTGCTACTGCCAACTGACCTGCCGTACTCTGATCACGTGCTTCGTGATAGATGTTTAGTGCAAGGCAGACCAATGCACTTTTGAGTAATACCATTGACTTGTAAACCTTTCTTCAATTAAAACTTCCCACGCATATGCAACACATATGATCAGGAAAAAGATTGCGTTTCTCATTTTTTTGTTTCCTCAATAAATAAAAACCCACCACCATTACCTTCAGGATCTTGAGAAATTACAAGATCAAGTTTCTCATCTCCCCTTTGTACCTTAAAGATCGGATAGTTGTCTTCAGTTCTATAGCCTACGATTCTAAAACCTATTAATGGTTTATATATTTTTTCATAATATTAGTAAT